GCTGCCACTGAAGTTCAAGATCGGCGACGGGACGACCGACTGGGTGACCCTGCCGTACACGACCGATGGCACGGGCGGCGGCACTCCGGGCGCGACCGGCCCGACCGGCCCTGCGGGAGACACGGGACCGACGGGCCCAACCGGCGAGCAGGGCACGGGCGTGAAGATCATCGACACGGTGCCCACGGCGCCGTCTGTGGCCGACGGCGCGGGCTTGGATCCCGGCGACGCCGTCATCGCGCAGGACACCGGGCATCTTCACGTCTGGGATGGGACGGCCTGGGCGGACGTGGGCGAAATTCGCGGGCCGACGGGGCCTGCCGGCGACACGGGTGACACCGGGCCTACGGGCGCCACCGGAGGTACCGGGCCTACGGGTGATACTGGGTCGACCGGAGGCACCGGACCCACCGGAGATACCGGACCCACCGGAGATACCGGGCCTACGGGCGCCGACTCCACCGTTCCTGGGCCAACTGGCGAGACTGGACCGACCGGACCGCCGGGAGCGGGAGCCACTGGCGGAGCGGGAATCCCCGACCTGGGCTTGGAGGGGCAGGTCCTCGCCAAGGCGTCAGACACGGACTTCGATATTGAGTGGGTCGACGTCCTGCCTGAGGGTGGCTCCGAGGGAATGTCGCTGCTCAAGGCTTCCGACGACGATTTCGACGTCGGCTGGGACTTTCCTCCTGGCGGCGGCGCGATGGGCGACACGTTGATCGTCAAGAGCACGCAGGGCTACGACCTGCCGGCGAACCCGGCCGACGGCGAACGCGTCGTGGTGCAACTCGAGGCGCGAGCGTTCACCGGCCCGCGCAGAGTTGGGATCGAGTGGCCGGGCTACGGCTCTTACTACTACGACGACGGCTACGGCTACCCGCACGGGATCGCCGGCCACTACGGGGCGAGCGGCTACTACTACGACGAACGCTGGCGCGAAGTCGACGAGTGGCCCCAAGCGCCGACGCCGACGTGGGAGTTCCGCGCCAACACGACCCTCGGCGGCTGGCAGTTCGTCGGCGGGCCGCCGCTGCGCTACCAATTCGGCGTCCGGCAGCGCGGACGGGAGGAATGGGATCACCTTCCCGACACGTGGGACACGCACTGGCGCTACCAGTTCATCGGGCCGCAAGTCCGGATGCCGTACCGGATGGCGGCGCAGGTCAACTGGGGATTTCCGCTGTTCGCGCTGCAGGGCGCGGTCGGTGTCGTCGGCATCGGCGGGCCGGACCTCGAGGGCCGCTACCCCGAGGACCTCGGCCCGCACGCGTCGTACGTCTACATCACTCCGGGAGACGGCGACCTGCTCTCAGAAATCGACGGCGGTCGGCCTCGCAGCGCGTGGTCGGGCGGCGGCGGCAAGGGACTGAGCTACGACTCCATCACCGCGATACCCGTAAGCGCTGGCGTATTCGTCTCCGATGCCAACTGGCTCGGCGTGTTCATCGCCTTGCAGGGCAGCGAGTACTACGACAGCTGGGCCGACCGGTACGAGCTCGTCGGAATGCTCAGCTTCACGGGCGGGACGCTGGAGGTCACGCCGTCGTTCATTCCATTCGACCCGGACAGCTGGGATTGGGGGCCGTGGCCGCTGTTCGGCAAGCGCAGCGCAGAGATCCCTGAGGGCGGGGTGAAGCAGGCGAAGGTCGGACCGCCGCCAGTCTCCGTGAAACGAGCGCTCCTGCGCACCGGGCCTCCCAACGGGGCTAGGTGATGCGCTGTCTGATCCGTACGGTGCCGTGGGACGAGGAGCGCTACCGCTGGGCTGAGGAGCTCGCCGATCAGCTACCGAACGCCAGCCTAGTCGTCGACCGCGACCACAACGGCTATGCGACGTTCCTCGACGCGATCGCTGAGCAGGGCGACGAGGACTGCTGGCACTTCGAGGACGACGTCGAGCTCGTCACCGACTGGGAAGCCAAAGCACGCTCCCACGAGTGGTATGACGGTGTGATCAACGGCTTCGGCAACCTCGGTGTCCGTCGAGGCGGCTGGTGTCGCGCTTGGCCGTTCTTCTACTCGCTGTGCTTTCGGATCCCCGGCGACATGGCACCGTCGCTGCTCGAGCACGCCTCCGACCCGGAGAACATCGAACGCGTCGAGAAGTACTGGCCGCAGCCGTTCGACTTGATCATTGGCGACTGGCTCGAGGCCGAAGGCCGGCACTACTGGCAGGCGTACCCGAGCCTTGTGCAACACCGTGCGGTTCCCAGCCTCATGGGCCACGACCGCTTCTATCGAGCAGACCCCGATTTCGTGAGGTGAACATGGCGGACGAGGAACACGCACCAGTCGAGGGCGAGGAAGAGGACGGGTTTGAGGAGCTGTACGGGCCGCGTCCCGACGCGCAGCCGCGATATCCGTACTGGGCGAACAAGACGCGGCTGATCCGGTTCCGCCGCGGAGATGCCCAGCAGTGGGCCGAAGCGGAGCAGGAGTACTCGTGGAATACGGTGCTCGGCTCCGGCGAACCCGCCGTCGAAATCAACCCGGCCGGCGGCACGTCGGTCGGATTCAAGATCGGGACGGGCAGCCACCAGTACTCAGAACTTCCGTTCATCTTCGGCCCCGGTGGTGATGTGCAGGCGCCCGATCCGCTGCCCGCCAACCCGACCGGAGGGGAGATCGTCCGCGTTCGCGTCGACCCGGCGCGGTTCGCGACCGCTGAGAACAACGCGATCGGATCCGCGCCCGTGACGTGGACGTTCCGCGCCAACACGGCTGTCTTGCCGCCGGGACTGACCGTGCCGGGGCTTCCGGCCGGCACGCCCGTGCGCATCATCCGCACGGTCAACGAGGAGTATCAGGTGACGAACTGGTATGGGGAGTGGCCGCCGATCGGCGGCGCGATCCTCGTTCGTCCGACCCGCGAGTTGTGGGTGTACGTCGGACCGAACTACTGGCAGCAGGCGAGCTGGCGCAACATCGGCACGACGTGGGGCGCTTGGGAGTTCATCGGCGGCGCACCGTTGCGCGTCCAGGGTCTGCAGAGCGGCTGGGCGAACAACGCCGACGGCGAGTGGTATTACGCGGGGCTGTCGCTCGACGTGCCATACAAGATGACGTTCCTGCTCAAGGCGGGCGTCGGCGCCGTCTGGGCGAACGGGCCGACGACTTTCGGCTTCGTCGCGACCGATGAATGGATAGAGGGCGACGACTGGAACGACGTCGTGAACGGCCCGTACGACCTCGGCAAGATCGCGACCGTTACGTCGGGCTTCGGCAGCGCTCTTTACAACTGGCTGGAGGGCGTCGACTGGAGCGGAGCGCCGCTCAGCCCACCGCGCCCGTACGACAACTTCGACGACCTCTCATACCTCCGCCGCGAGCCGACGTTCGGCGCTCCGGCCGAGATGAGCCGGATCATGAACGGTTCGGACACGCTTGACACGTTCGTGTGTGGCAACACGGAGAACTACCGGTCGTGGGGTTCGGGCCCGCTCATCGGCGGATACAAGGCGCTGATTCCGTGGATCGAGATCACTCCGTACGCGATCCCGTTCCGCCCGGACGACTGGCCGTTCCCTGCGGTAGCGAAGGCGAAGGTACGGCCAGCGAAGCTGCCGCAGCGGCCTGAGCTCGCCGCGAAGCTGGCCGAGGCCGGCGTCGGACCGGTGTGAAAGGAGCAGCAATGACTACTGAGACCAAGACCGTCGCGCTCAAAGACAGGGACCTGACCGCTCTCGGCAAGCTGATCGGCGGCGAGGCCGTGCGCCGAGGCCGCGACATCGTCTTGCACTGGGAAGGACGCGAAGCCGTCGCCCGCTTCCACGAGGATATGGTCATCTGGACCGGAGCGAGTCCGATGGATGAGGAAACGGTCGCCTATTTGGCTGAGCGGCTGCCCGACTGGCTCGCGGAGCGCGGCGTCGAACAGTCGGTGATCGCGATGCCGTGCGGAGCGGTCGCACCCGACCCGCGTTGGCTGTCGGCGTGGGGATACAAGAAGGACCCGAAGCTGAACGAGGTTTACGTGCTCAGGCTGACGGCATCCAAGGCGACGGCGAAGGCAACGCCGAGGCGCAGAACCCCGCCGAGAAGGTGACCGGCGCTCTCGTCCACGACGTCCTCGACGGCGCTCTTCCCGACGCGTACGAGGACGTCGACGCCATCTACACCGAGCCGCCGTGGCCAGGCCAGGTGCCGGCTTGGAACGCGCTTGTCGCGCGGATCGTTGCCGAGGCGACAAGGCTCGACGTGCCGCTCGTGATGGCGCTGCCGTTCATGCGACCCGTGGGCCTGCCCGAACCTTACGAGCGGGCGAGGGGAATGCTCTTGCACTACGGCGTCCCGTGCACGTTCTGGTCCTACGGCATCCGGACCGGCGGCGGACCATCGAGTCGTGTCCTCGGCGAGCTCGCCGAACGGTTCGACTGCCTCGGTGATCCGTGCTGCGGCACGGGCACGACCGGCCGGGTCGCAGAGGAACACGGCAAACGATCGGTCCTTTCCGACATTCGACCGCGAGGCGAAGCGTGAAAATCTTCGTCGTCAGCCTCCATCGCTGCGCGACGCAGAGCGCCAACCGGTTTCTCGAGCAAGCGGGGTTGAAGACCTACCACTGGCCTTCGAAGGTCGACGAGCTCGACTATGAAAGCCACGTCATCGGGAGGGAAACCAACCTGGACTTCATCGCCGAGCTGCTCCGCCCCGTGTTCGACCGGTTCGACGCGGTCTCAGACGTCCCGGTGCCCGTCTTGTACCGCCAGCTCGACACGATGTACCGCGGTGCGCGGTTCGTTGCAATCAGACGCGACCCAGCCAGCTGGGTGGAGGCCGTGCGACGGTATTGCGGCGACCGGCTGCTCGACCCGTACGAGCGGACGCAGTACTGGCGGTATCTACCTGACCGGCCGGTGAGCCTCGCTCAGGTGTCCGACGCGGACTTGCTCGCGATGTACGACCAGCACTACTACGCGTTGCGCGAGCACTTCTTCGGCCGCGAGAACTTCGGGCTGTTCGACCTCGGAGACGACGTCAGGCTCGGAGCGGAACTCGGAGCGTTTCTCGGCACCGCGCGTCGCCGCTTTCCCAGGGTCGACGTACACGCCTGGACCGAGGACAAGGCGGCGTGACGATCTGTCTGTGCATGATCGTTCGGAACGAGTCGGCGATCATCGAACGCTGTCTCGACTCGGTAGTCGGCTTGGCCGACAGCTATGTCATCGTCGACACGGGGTCGACGGACAACACCGTGGAGCTGATCAAGGCTCATGCGCTGTCCGGTGAGCTTCACGAGCGTCCGTGGGTCAACTTCGGCGTCAATCGGTCCCAAGCGCTTGAGTTGGCCCACGGCCAAGCCGACTACCTCCTGTTGCTCGACGCCGATATGACCGTCTGGTGGGCCGAGCCGCTCCCCGAGCTCACTGCCGACCAGTACATGATCCGCGTTCCCGGGCCGGTCGAGTACAGACTGGCGGCGTTGGTCAGAGGCGACCGCCGCTGGCGCTCAGTCGGAGCTGCGCACGAGAACATCGCCGGAGACGGTTACATCGACCGCCGGCCACTCGACGGAATCGTCGTCCACCATCACTGCGACGGCTCGCGCCGGCCGAACAAGTTCATCGAGGACCTTCAGCTGCTCGTCGACGAGGCCGCACGCGAGCCCGATAACCCTCGCACGCAGTTCTATTTGGCGAATACGCTGCGGGACCTGGGAGAGAAACAGCGAGCGGCCAAGACGTACCGGCATCGGGCCGCGATGGGCGGATGGGACGAGGAGGTCTTCTATGCGCTCTTCCAGGCGGCCGTGCTGGACGACGACATCACTGGGTTGTTCGACGCCTGGAGCTACAGGCCGTCCCGCGCAGAGCCGCTGTACGAGATTGCGTGGCGTCTTCGCCACCGTGGGGCTCATGCCGCTGCGAAGCTCGTGGCGGACGAAGGCCGGCGGATCCCGATGCCCGATGACATCCTGTTCGTGTGGCGCTGGGTTTACCGGTGGGGCTTGTTGTTCGAGTACGCCCTCGCCGAACATCAGATCGGCTACCACCAGCTCGCCGACCGGGCCTACGGCGAACTGCTTCAAACGGCTGACTTGCCTGACGGCTACCGAGCGCAGATCGAGAAGAACCGGAGGCTGCTGTTCAAGTCTTCCTACCTGAAACCCAAGGCGAAGGTGCCAAGTGCTGACCGAGGCTGAATACGCGGACCACTGCATGAAACTCGAGGAAGGCCGGGCGAGCCGCCAGGCGCAAGCGCCCATCTCGTATCCCGGCCTGCTGCGAAGTGGCCGCGTCGAGATCGCACCGGGCCGCGGGGATTTGAACCGGATGACGACCTGGCCGTGGAACGGTCTGACGCCGCCGACCTCGATCGACATGATCGGCGACTACCGGATCTCGTTCACCCGCTTGTTCGAAACTCAGCCGTGGATCAGCGCGGCCGTCAGGCGGATGCTCATGTGGGCGATCCGTGTGCCGCTGAAGGCCTACCGCCGCGGCGGGTCGGAGCACGACCGAATCAGGCTGCATCCCGGCGACCATCCGATCGCCGACCTGATCGCTCGTCCGTGGAGAGGCGCGAGTACGTCGGACCTCGTGCAAGAGCTCCTCGGCCCGCTGCTGATTCACGGCAACTCCGTGACCGAGGTGATCCAGGGCCGGCGCCTCGAGTTCGAGAAGAAAGACTGGCGGTTCGCCATTCCGGTGCAGGCGTGGCGCGGCTCGCTCGAGGGCTTCACGTTCGATACCGACGACGTTCAGTTCACGCGAGACGTGTCGATCGACCGGATCCTGTACCTCAAGCATTGGTCTCCGAGCGGGCCGATCGGCATCAGCCCGCTCACCCAGCTCGGCGTCACCCTGCGAATCGAGAACGCCGCGCAGCGCTACCAGCAGTCCGTGTTCCAGAGCGGCGGGCGTCCTCCGTCCGTGGTCACCTCGAACGACGATTACTTCGCTACGACGAAGCAGCAGGATCGCCAGACGATCCTGAACAACCTGCGAGGCGATATCGACCGGATCTTCGGCTCCCCTGAGGGGATGGCGCGGCCGGCGCTCTTGCCGCCCGGACTGGACTGGAAGTCGATCGGCGGGTCGGCCGTCGAGGCCGAGCTCATCAACCAGCGCAAGGTGGCGCGGGACGAGATCGCTGCGGTGTACCTGATCCCCCCGCCAATGCTCGGCATTCTCGACAAGGCAACATATTCGAATATTTCGACTCAGCGGGAGATGACCTACACGGACTGCATGGGCCCGCCGCTGATCCTGATCGAACAGGGAATCAACGCGCAGGTCATCCGCGACCTCCTCCAAGAGGACGACGTGTTCGTGGAGTTCGATTTCGGTCCGGTGCTGCGCGGTAACCGCACCGAGGAGATCAACGCGCTCAGAGCCGCGATCGGCACCGGGCTTTACAGCCCGAACGAGGGTCGGGTCGTGCTCAACATGAACCGTGTCGAACTGCCGGGGATGGACGACCTGTGGATGCCGGTCAACAACCTGCAGCCGGTCGACACCGCGCAGAGAAGCTCGCAGGCGAAGGAACGCCAACTCGAGCTACAGGTCCACGTCCTCGAGCAGCAGGTGGTCGCGCAGCAGCTACAGCTTGAGCAGCTGGAGGCCGGAGAACAGCCAGAACAACCAGAACAGCAGCCGGAAGAAGAGGAGGAGCCGGAGGAAGAACCGGCCGAGACTCGTTGACAAAGCTGCCAAAATCACGCGGGTGGCCGCAGTCGCTGCCGGGAGCCTCGGAGGCTTACCGAAGGGACTGCTTAGGGCTTCGCGAAAGCGAGAGGAGAGAACGTGACCCTTAAGGATCGGGAGGGCGCGGCCCCTCCGGAAACCGTCGAGTTCGACGAGTACATCCGGTCGCGAGTCACTGTCCTGCCGGAGACGCGTCTTGAGGCCGTGGTGGACGGGGCGTGGGAAGCTCACGTCGCGTCCAACGTGTGGGCCGTGAAGGAGGAGCTGCTGGGAGAGTGGCTGGAGTCCGCTCTCACCATCTCGGCAGAAGGCGTACAAGTCGACGGCGGTCCTCGGGTCCAGAACCACGACGGGGTCGCGGTGATCCCGCTGCATGGCGTGATCAGCCCTCAGCCGTCGCTGCTCGACCTGCTTTTCGGTGCCCAGGGAAGAGGCTTGGCCGGGTTCATGTCGGACCTTGAGATGGCCGCGCTCGACGACGATGTCCACTCCATCGTGATGGACATCAACTCGCCGGGCGGGCTGGTCGACGGCGTGCCCGAGGCCGCCGACAAGATCGCCGAGATTCGCGAGGGCTCCAAGCGGATCGTCGCGGTCGCCAACACCACCGCCGCCAGCGCCGCGTACTGGCTCGCCAGCCAAGCCGACGAGGTCGTCGTCACCAAGTCCGGCCAGGTCGGGTCGATCGGCGTGTACTCAGTTCACAGGGACATGAGCGAGGCGTACGCGAAGGAGGGCGTGAGGCACACGATCATCAGCGCCGGCAAGTACAAGCTCGAGGGCAGTCCGTACGCCCCGATGGATGACGAGGCTAAGCAGGCGGCGCAGGCCGCTGTGAACGACTACTACGACATGTTCGTCGCTGATATCGCTCGTGGCCGACAGGTCGAACGGGCCGCAGTTACTGACGGGTACGGCCAAGGCCGCCTGCTTCCCGCCGACCGCGCCGTCCGCGCCGGCTTGGCGGACCGCAAGGCCACGCTTGGCCAGGTCGTACGAGAGCTGTCCAAGCCACAAGCGGAGCGGCCTCCCGCCGCGCCGATGTCCAGAGAGGATCGTCTACGCCTGCTCGACGCGCTGGTCGCGAGCCGGTAGAGAGGAGGAGACCAGTGAGTGCAGCAGACGTGAAGACCCATGATGAGTTGAAGAGGGTTCGCCTTCGCCTCGAAGAGCTGCGTGGCAATCAGAACGAGTTGGACGCCACGTTCGAGTCGGCGCGGGACGCGTTCGGGGCCTTCGACTCCGAGAACCAGGGCAACGTCGTTCAGAGCCAACAGTTCCTCGATGTCGAAGAGGCGTCGAGGGCCCAGCGCCAGAACATGGACGACATCAACGGCCTCGAGCGGTACGAGCAGTCGTTGCTCGGCACCTTGCGCGGCAACGGCAACGGTTTCGGCAACGGCCACGTCGGCACCGAACTCGTCCGCTCGGCGTACGGCGACGGCCACGCGCTGCTCGCCAACTCCGAGACGTACGAACATGCTCGGCGGACGGGCACGTTCCGTTCGGATTCGCACTTCGGCACGATCGTGCTCGGCAAGGCGTGCGAACGCGAGGACGTCCCGGCGTTCTGGTCGGGGCGGATGCGGTCGCAGGGTCCGTTCTCCCCGCCGAACCCGGCGACGCCAGGCCCGGTGTTCACCGACAACCGGTTGGTTCCGGAGGATCACCGCGGGTTGCAGCCGCACATCCTGCGCCCTTTGTCGCTGCTCGACCTTTTTCCCGTGGGCACAACCGACAGCAACATGATCGAGTACGTGATGATCCTCAACGTCCCGTACGGCGCCGACGTCGTCGCCGAAGGCGACGTCAAGCCTGAGCTGGGCATCGAGTTCACGGACGCCACCAGCCCGGTGCGAACGATCGCCGGCTGGATCAAGGTCAATCGCCAGGCGATGGACGACATGGCCGGCCTCGGCTCGCTGCTCAACACACTTCTGCCTTACGAAGTAAGGCGGAAGATGGAGCAGCAGATCATCGCCGGAACGGGCGCCGGCCAGGAGCTGCTCGGCTTGCTGAACGTGACCGGCATCGGGTCTGTTTCCGCCGACCCGGGCGACACGTTGGCGGACGCGCTGCTGCGAGCGGTCACGGTCATCGCTCTGACGGATCAGAACGCGAACTTCGTGGCTCTGAATCCGGTGGCGTGGCAGAACCTGGCGATCTCGAAGGCGGCGGGGTCGGGCAACTACATGTTCGACATCTCGTCGGCTCTGGGCGGTCTGCCTTCCCCGTCGATCTGGGGTCTGCAGGTCGTCTTCCAGCGCGTGCTCGATCCGGATCAGCCGATCGTCGGAGACTCGAACGCGGCTTCGGTGCTCGTCCGCGAGGGCGTGAACCTCAAGACGTCCGACGCCGACCAGGACGACTTCGTCCGCAACCGGGTGACGATCCTCGCGGAGACGCGGCTGGCGTTCGTCGTGTGGCGTCCCACGGCCTTCTGCGTCGTAGACCTGTAATGGTCCTGATCGCGAGCAAGAACACGTTCGGCTACGAGTCGGCCGGCGGCGGTGTGATGATCAAACGTCGCATCGTCGCGGGCCAGCCCGTGCCGAGCGGGTGGACTGCCGAGGACGGCGGCCCGATCGACGGAGTGGAGGAGATGGAGTACTGGGTCACCGCCGAACGGGTCGACGCTCCGCCCGAACCGGAGCCGGAGCCTGAACCGGAGCCCGAGCCGCCGGAGCCTGCGCCGGCCAAGCCGAGGCGACGGCGTCCGACGCCTAAAAATGGGTGATGCGCGTACCGGCTGGACTACCGTTCACGGCCAGGCTGTTGGGACCAGCCGGCCTGGGCGGTGTCCAGCTGGGCGCTCGCATCGAGGTGCCGGTCACTAGGGCGATCGTCGGCTACTGGCGGCCAGCCACCTTGGACGGGGGAGTGTGGTCCGTCGAGCTCGAGGCTCCGCCGTTGACGTCACCCGATCCGGGCCTCGTCGACGCGCTGGCCGCCGGACAGTTCCTGATCGTGTGGATGGACGGCGGCGCGATAGCGATGGTCGAGATCTTCGTTCCGTTGCAGACGTACGCCGGCATCGGCGTCAACGGGAACGGAACCATGGAGCTCTTCGTCTTCGCGGAGATCGAGGACCTCGAGACTCGCCTGGGCCATGCGCTCGTCGGTGCCGACCGGGACCGCGGCGAGGCGCTGCTGTCGGACGCATCCGCGGTGATCATCGCCCTGGCCGGTACGAACTGGGACGGCGATCCGCCCGACGTGATCCGGACGCTGACGGTCACCATGGCGATGCGGGCGTTCGAGAATCCGAAGGGGATCCGCCAGCAGACGCTCGGTGACCTGTCGATGACGTGGGGTGACGTCTCGACCGGCGTCACGCTCACCGACGACGAGAGAGCTCTGATCCGTTCCCTGGTCGGAGGGCCGCTGCGACTCGCATGACGATGAACGCCGACCACCTGCTGAACACGACCGTCGTCGTCGAACGCCGCGAGATGATCGACGACGGCATGGGCGGCGCGGAGAGCGAGTGGCACGTCGTCGGCGCGTTTCCAGCTCGCGTCGCTCAGGGCGCCAGAAGCGGTCGGGACGACTCGACGGTCGCCAGGCAGCTGGTCATGACGCCGAACCACCGCGTGTACTTCCAGTTCGGAGCCGACGTCGCCCGTGGCGACCGGGTCTGGACGGAGGACGGCCGGGAGATGAACGTCCGAGCGATCCTGTATCCGTCGGAGCCGGCGTACGTACGCGCCGACTGTTCGAACCGGCAGGAGGAGGAAGAGTGGGAGCCGTGAGATGGCGAGCGTGAGAGTCGTCTGGGACATTCCGCCCGACGAGATCACGGCGCGGCGCGACAACGCAATCCGGCGCGGCCATCAGCGCCTCGCTCACGCCGCAGCCGACGAGATGCGTTACAACGCGCCCGTGCTGACCGGCCGGCTGCGCGACAGCATCCGCGTCGAGTACGAGAGCAAGTACGTGACGTGGGTGAACGTTGGCCGGGAGGACGAGACGCCGTACCTCGGCTGGCAGGAGTTCGGCTCCATTCATCAGCCGGCGCGTCCGTTCGTCCGTCCCGCCGCCGACAAGTACGGCGGCCAGCTCGAGCAGGTCATGACCAACGAGGCGCGGAGGGCGCTCAGTTGACCACGACCACGCCTCCCAACTATCCGATCGTCGGCAGTCCGAAGCTCCGCGGCTACGAGTCGTTCGGCGAGCTGCAGCGAGCCGTGTGCCAGGCGCTGGCGGAGCACCTCGACCCGATCAAGGTTTACGACTACGTTCCTGAGAAGGCGGACCTGCCGTACGTCGTGTGGGGCACGGCGTGGGGCGCTTCGCGGGACTATCTCAACGTCGCGGTCGACCGAATCTGGTTCCAGATCGACGTCTGGTCCGATTACAGGGGCTACGCCGAGTCGATCGGCATAGCCGAGGAGATCACCACGCGGCTACACCACGCGGTGGTCTATCTGGAGGGATGGAACCCTATCCATCTCGTGCGCGAACAGCCGCGCGAGAGCCGTGATCCCGACGGCGTACACCGCCGGGTCATGTTGACGTTCTACTCGCCGTACGTATCTCCGGATCCGACAGAACCGGAGGACGACAACGGCCCATAGCAACTCCCACAGGAGGTAAGGATGGGTACTTCAACGCCAACGCCGATTCCGTACGAAGATCCGGGTCAGCATCCGACCCGGGCGATGCTCGGCTACACGACGAGCTTGCAGCGCGGTGAGATTCCGGCCAGCTGGGACGGTCTGCTCGAGTCGATCGACGACTGGGGCGACATCGGCGAGGTCCGCGACCTCACGCCGCTGGACATGAGCCGCGACACGGTCGAGGTGACGAACCATCGGTCGCCGGGGTTCGCCGTCGAGACGATTCCCGCGCTGATCACGCCCGGGTCGGCGTCGTTCGAGATGAACTTCGTCCCCGAGCTGTTCGCCGATCCCGACACCGCCCAGGGTCAGCTGTTCGCCGACTTCCAGCGGTCCGGCAACGCACCATGGCGCGTCGTGTTCCCGACTGCCGAGTCGATCCGGTTCCTCGCATCGCTGACGAGCTATTCGATCACGGCGCCGGTTTCCGACGTCATGCAGGGCAGCTTCGAGCTCGCGATCTCCGGTGAGATCCAGTGGTGCGACGCTCAGGGCGACCTCGTCGAGTTCGCCGCGCTGGCGTCTCCGATGGCGGGCCATGCGCCGATCGCAGGCGGAGCCAACGGCGGTTCGCGTCCGCGTTCGTCGCGTCGGAGCCGGCCGCCTGAGGCCATCACGCCGCCTGCTGCGAGCGACGAGTCATGACAGACGAACTCACGCCGTCAGAAGAGGCGCTTGTGCAGTCGGCGCCCGAGCGCGTGTATGGAACGGAGGAGATGGTCCTCGCGTTGGACGACAGCCTGCGCGAGGACGTGTGGATTCCCGAGTGGGACGTCTGGATGCAAGTCCGCGGCCTCACGGGAACCGAGCGGGACGCGTGGGAGGCATCGATCACGAACATGGAAGGGCGCAGGACGAGGATGAACCTGCAGAACTTCCGTGCCAAGCTCGTGGCTCGCACCGTCGTCAAGCCCGGCACGAACGATCCGGTGTTCCATAACCCGGTCCTGCTCGGACAGAAGAGCGCGTCGGCGTTGCAGCGGCTGTTCGAGGTGGCGCAGAAGCTCTCGAGGCTGACCGACGAGGACGTCGAGGAGCTGACGC